CTTTCCCTGCAGGGCTACGGAGTACGAAAGAACATGTTTATCAACTTTGTCAATCAGGTATCACTTATGGGAAAATCGGTGATATTCGTTGCGCATGAACGTGAGGAAAAGAACGGTGAGGAAAAGCAGATACGTCCGGAAATCGGTGGTTCATCTGCCGGTGACCTGATTAAGGAGCTGGATTTGGTCGGTTACATGGAAGCTATCGGAAAGAAGCGTACTATTTCCTTCAATCCTTGTGAGAAGTTCTACGGAAAGAACACCTGCAATCTTCCTGAACGCATGGAGATTCCAATCATTATCAATGATAAGGGTGATGTGATCGGAGAGAACAATTTCATGACGAACGTCATTAAGTCCTATTCCGCATATCAGTCCAAACAGACGGAGCTTTCCAATGAATATGAGGAACTCATGGAAGTTATAAAGGAAAATGTGGAAATGATTACGGATGCTGTTTCAGCTAATGAAGCTGTAAAAGCAATGCAGAACCTTAACCATATATTTGATTCTGCCTTGCAGGCAAAGGATTTGATTTCCAGAAAGTGCAAGGAACTGGGTTTGAAGTTTGACAAAATCAAGAAGGAATATGCAGCAGCCTAAGTACAGAATGTATCCGTCACTCTTGGATAAGTTCGAAGCTTATCTGAGGGCGGATGAAGAGGTGGAGAGCTTCTTCAACATAGACAATGAAACCGGAGAGTACAAACGCTCTCCGGAAGAAGTTGAAACGGAACTGAAACAGTCCCTGATTGACGCGATTAACCGTGTACCATTTGCTAGCGAAGCAGCCGACAAAGGTACAGCTTTCAATGCGCTTATTGATATGGCTGTACATAATGAGCCTCATGTGCCAACAGAGCGGGCACCGTATTCCATTATCGGAGATAGGGAAACGAATACAGTTCAGGTTACTTTCCCGGCTACGGAGCTGGCACCCATGCGAAACTTCCTCTTTGACCGCGCCTGGGTTATTGATCAGGCTAAGTATTTCAATGGGGCTGTAAGCCAGTTGTATGTATCTGCAATCCTGCCCACCCGATACGGTGATGTGGAGCTTTACGGATTTATTGACGAGTTAAAGCGTGATGTGGTATATGACATCAAAACTACAAGCAGTTACAGCTTCGGAAAGTACGAACACGGATGGCAGCGACATGTATATCCTTACTGCCTGATAGCTTCAGGAGAAATGCAAAGCGTGAGCGCATTTGAATATACGGCCTTTGCTCTGAAAGGCGGTACCAGCCGCACTCCGCTCATTTCTGGGACACGTTATCCAGAATACTATACCTACAATCACGAACAGACTGTGAAACAGCTCACGCAGCACGTGGAGCGTTTCATCGAGTTCTTGGAAGCTAATAGAAATTTGATAACCGATAAAAAGATTTTTGCAGAAGAATGAGTCAGACAGCTATTCTGGTGAAGGAAAAGGGAGTAGTAAGGATTGACAAGCCTTTCGACTTCATGTGCAGCCAGCTTCGAAACGGACGCTATAAAGTTACCATTGAACGGTATACGGAACCACGTACTATCAGTCAGAACGCTTTAATGTGGCTTTGGTTTACCTGCATCGAACAGGAAACCGGAACAGACAAGCAGGATGTGCATGACTACTATTGTAACCTTTTTCTTCGCAGGATGGCTGTAATCAACGGAAAGGAAACGGTTATTGCCGGAAGTACGTCACGGCTGAACACTTTACAGATGACGGATTTCCTGAATAAGGTAAAAGCGGATGCTGCAACTGAACTGGGAATATCGCTTCCGCTTCCCGATGACTTGTATTATCAGGAGTTTATTAATGAATATAAATACAGGAGATAAAGACATGAATATAACAAAAGCAAAAGTGACGAAGGATAATACCCTCGTTGCAACTTATACGGATGAAACGGGCACTGTTACGGTTGAGGGCAAGAACCTCGTGACAAACGATCTGGTTAATGCTTTCAAGGCGCTGGTTCCTCATATGGCTTTTCTTTGCGAACAGAAGGAGGCAGATGGAAAGGAATTTCTGGAAGATATGCCGAATAATATAGACAGCATCCTCGAGGTGACCGGATATACGGTAGGAGGTGACGGCGATAGCAGGGGAGTAACACTTACCGGAAAACGGTTTCTGAAAAGCAACAAGGTGCTGAACCTGAACGCACCCTTTACCAAGTTTGCAGATGAAAATGAGGACTATGCGTTTCAGTTTGAGCTGGAGCAGGCCATAGAGTCATGCTGCTATGAAGTGAATGAGTATATCTTCAATAAAAAATGGAAGGTTGTGCAGCAGGAACTTCCGTTTGAGGAACAGGCAGCAGCAGATGTTCAGGCAGACGAAATACCGGAAGCTCAGACGGAAGCTCCTGCCAATCCGGACATTGAGGCTTTTCAGAAGATAATGGATAACTCGAAAGTGACGATAGGGGTAAATGGAAAGCAAATTAAACCCCGTCGTTCCCATCGTTCTAAAACAACTCAGTTAGCATCATAAGATTATGTTATACCCATTTTGTGTAACGCAAACCCCGAACTGCTATAAAATAGCATTTCCCTATCATCCCACTCTGAAAGACTTAGTACATCGGATTCCGAGTGTTGCTAAGAATCCGAAAGCTGCTTACATTCCTGATGAAAGGGCTTGGAAAGTTTCTCTTGAAGATAAGTGGTATGTGGATAAGATGGGAGAGTGGGCCGTATCTGCGAGGATATGTAGCCGTATACAGCAGTCAGTATCTACTAAGGCTGTAACGGATTATACCATTCCAGATCTTCCGAAACTGACCATTCCCCACGGGCTTCTGTTGGAGCCTTACGAATATCAGAAGGAAGGCATTGCCTACGCTTTGCAACACAAGCGATGTATCTTCGGTGATCAGCCGGGGCTGGGAAAGACATTGCAGGCAATAGGCACGGTTACGATAGCAAAGGCGTATCCGTGCCTTGTTGTTTGTCCGGCAGCTTTAAAGATAAACTGGCAGAGAGAGTTCAAGAAGTTTGCCGGAAAGCAGGCAATCATTCTTGATGACAAGAACAAGTCAAGTTGGCAACGGTTCTACGAACAGAAAAAGGCGGATGGTACGGCCTTGTGCGACATTTTCATAACAAACTATGAAAGCTTGAAGAAGTTCTTTGTACAGGGAATAAAAGATGATGCACGCTTTACCATGCGTTCCATCACGTTCGACCCGCGTATCTCACTTTTCAAGTCGGTAGTGATAGACGAGAGCCACAAGTGCAAGTCCAGCAAGACACAGCAGAGTAAGTTCCTTGAAGGAATATGCAAGGGTAAGGAGTACGTGCTGGAGCTTACGGGTACTCCGGTAGTGAACAACAATACCGACCTTATCCAGCAGTTGAAGATTATGGGACGTCTTGAAGATTTTGGGGGGTATAAAAACTTCATAGAAAAGTTTTGTGCCGGACCGAAGCAAAGCTCTAACGTGAAGGAGCTTAATTGGAGATTATCAACGACTTGTTTCTTTCGAAGAGAGAAAGCAAAGGTTCTAACGCAGCTTCCAGATAAGTCACGGCAGTATATTGAGGTAGACATAACTAACAGAAAAGAATATGACAAGGCAGAAGCCGACCTTATTCAGTATCTCCGCACTTATAAGAATGCTGATGATGAAAAGATCCAGAAGGCTCTGAGAGGTGAAGTCATGGTGAAGATGGGAATCCTGAAATCCATATCCGCAAGGGGGAAGATCAAGGTGTTCTCCGAGTTTATCCATGATGTGATTGACGGTGGAGAAAAGCTGATTGTATTTGCTTACCTAAAGGAGGTTGTGCTGGAACTGAAAAAACTGTTCCCCGATGCGGTAACTGTGACGGGTGATGATAATGCAATTCAGAAGCAGAGCGCTGTAGACCGTTTTCAGAATAACCCGGAATGCAAGCTGATAATTCTGAACTACAAGTCAGGCGGTACAGGCTTAACGTTGACTGCATCCAGCCGAGTGGCATTCATTGAGTTTCCCTGGACATTCTCTGATTGCGAGCAAGCGGAGGACAGAGCACACCGTAACGGTCAGAAGAACAACGTGAACTGCTACTACTATTTAGGAAAAGATACGATTGACCGCTATATGTATGATGTGATCCAAACCAAGAAGAACATCGCCAACGGTGTGACCGGAACGGACGATGTGGTTAAGGAGAACGTAGTAGATATGGCTATGAACTTATTCAGTCAGAAATTATGAGAAAGCAGACTATACCGCTATCAGAAAGTCAGATTCAGCATGATTGCCTGACATGGTTCAGGCTTCAGTACCCGAGTCTGGCTTTGCTTCTCTTTGCAGTTCCGAACGGTGGTCGAAGGGATGCAAAGACCGGAGCACGAATGAAGTATGAGGGAGTGGTAAGGGGTGTTGCTGACTTGATACTCCTTATACCAAAAAAAGGATATGCTTCCCTCTGTATTGAAATGAAGACGCCGAAAGGTGTACAGAGTGACGGACAAAAAGAATGGCAGAGAGAAGCTGAGAAATACCGAAATCGGTATGTCGTATGCCGTTCCCTTCCTGAATTTATGAAAGAAGTAAACGAATATCTGTTATGACCTACATAGAACTAATCAATAACTTTTGGTTTCTCGATGAAGACTGGCAATTTACCTGCTGTGAAACGAGGCTTTATTTTTACTTGTTGAAAACAGCGAATCGTTTAGGCTGGGTGGATAGCTGGACACGTAGCGATACTAAGGTAGCGTCTGACGTGGGAGTGTCGGTTAATTCGATGAAAACCGCAAGAAACAGATTGGTTCAAGCAGGCTTGATAACATTCAAAGCTGGTGGAAATGGACAACGGGATAAAACGAAATATCAAGTTATATGTGAATTTAGGTATCAAAATTTGATACCTAAAGTACCACCTAACCTTGAACCTAATCCTATACCTAACCTTGAACCTAAAGTACAACCATATAATAAGACTAAGAATAAGACTAAGAATAATAATAACTCTGGCGAGTTATTTCCGCCCGAGAAAGAAAAAACGAAAAAAACGAAATCTCAAAATCCAGAGTTTATACCTCCGACACTGGAGCAGGTAAAAGCTTACTTCGATGGAAAGCTGCCTGACTGGGAGAAGCAGGCGGAGATATTCTTCTATCACTTCGACAGCCTGAGCTGGAAAAACACGAACGGAGCCCGTATCGAAAGATGGGATAGCCGTGCAAATCTTTGGATAATCGAAAAACAACTTCAAGATGGAAAGCAATCTGAAAACCGTAAGGGAGATAATCAGTCAAGTACGGATTCCGGAACAACAGGAGTGCTCAAAGCAATCGATTTGTGATGCCAGACGGGCAGAAGCATTCTGGAAAACTAAACTCGTGGAATGTATGTGCAGTGTATCTCCTGATTTCATTATTGACGACAGAAATCGTAAAACACTTGATGCGCTATATCGCTGGGTGTGGGAGAGAGCAGGTCGGAGCATGGGCGGCACGCTTGACACAACGAAGGGAATCCTTCTATGCGGTCCGATTGGGACGGGGAAATCTACCCTCATGAAGGGCTTGCAGAAGTACGAGAGTCTGGTAAACCGATACGGGTTTGCATTCGGAAGGAAAGATTTGGGTTTTTCTTTTGTTTCAGCGGCTGAAATTTCCCTGCGCTATGCGGAGCAAGGGATTGACGGGATAATGCGTTACACGCAGCGAGAATGCGCCACAGGGCTATGTATTGATGAGCTTGGAAGAGAACCAGTGGACGCAAAGCACTTTGGGACCGGATTGAACGTAATTCAGACCGTCCTTCAGCTTCGGTATGAGTTCAGGTACGAATACTGTACACATGCTACCACTAACCTTGAATTAAATGACATCCCGGCACGATATGGTATATACATAGCTGACCGCTGCAAGGAGATGTTTAATATCATCCATGTTGATGGTGATACGAGACGAAAATAATCTTAACCAAATAACCACTTCAATTATGTCAAATTTTGAAACAACAATCCAGACGTATCTGGAAAATCGTGCAAAGACTGATTCTCTCTTTGCCGAGACCTACAAGAAAGCAAACAAAAGCATCAAGGAATGCTGCAAGTATATTTACTCCAGGGCAAGAAAGTTGGCTGCTGGTGGTAAAGCAGTTGGTATAGACGATGCAACCGTGTATGGCTGGGCGGTGCATTACTACGATGAGGACGATATCAAGGTAGACAAGGTTCAGGAGCGTGTGGAGGTAGTTGCACCGGTTGCTATCCAGAAACCAGTCAAAGAAGAAAAGCCAGTGCAACAGAAAGCTGCAAGAAAGATAACAAAGCATGAACGGCAAAAGATGTTAGAATCAAGACAACTGTCACTATTTGATATGTAATTATGACCAGAAAGAGTTTAAATAAATTGGTACTTAAAATGAGCAGCCATCTCAAACCAATATCGGATAAAGAGAAGGACTATGCAAAGAGTATATTCCCACCATCTGGTTACTACAAGCAAAATGGAGAAGTATGGTGTCATTGTTGTGGTAACATAGAGTACCAGATACCAGGTATACTGGAAGTGGATTTAGAGTTAGGATATCAATGTAGATGCTTGAATCATCTCATATTAGAACACAATCCACGGAAAGACAACCTGACGGAATCGAAGTATTACTCAATAATACAGACATTCAACAAATGGCAGGTAATAAGAACTTTTGATGTTCATCGCATCAATCGCAAAGGTTTTCAGACTGAATACACGTATAACGAAGTATATCAAAACTGGGTATCTCCTGATGGAGAAGAGATAATAATCTCAAAAAGATATTCTCGTGGATGTAACTTTTTTAATTGGTATTACAACACCGAGTTTAAAGTCAGGAAGCATAATCAGAGTTGTGCTGGATATTATGTATTTGAAGATGTGTTCGATGTAACTGGTAATTATTTCTATCCTCAATATAAAATCACACGTAAACTTCATAAATACGGATGGTGTAAGGCTATTGAAAAACTGCCATACGTATCAGTAGTAGAGTGTATGAAAATGTGTCTTACATCAAGACATGCAGAAACAGTTGTAAAACAAGGTCAGTACGATGTATTCCTTTGGATGGTACGGAGTAAGAAAACTGAATTGGAATATATGTCGCAAATGAATATCTGTCATAGAAACCATTATGTGATTACGGATGCCTCAATATACTTTGACATGCTGTCATTTATGGAACATACAGGTAAGGACATACATAATCCAAAATTTATTTGTCCGGATGATTTGTACAAGGCACACGAAATTGCATTAGCTGCATATTCTAAAATACGAAAGAAAATGGAAGAAGAAACAAAACGCAAACTGGCAGAAAAATTGAACAAAGAATATGTGAAAGATAAAGGAAAGTTCTTTGGAGTAATAATAACAGACGGTGAACTTTCAATAAAAGTTCTAAAGAGTGTATTCGAATTTATAGATGAAGGTAAAAGCATGCATCATTGTGTATTTGAAAATGAATACTACAAGAAAAAAGACAGTCTGATTCTATCTGCAAAAGTAAATGGAGAACGTATGGAAACTGTGGAGGTGTCATTAAAAACCTTTCAGGTAATACAGTCAAGGGCAGTATGCAATCACACAAGCGCATACCATAACCGTATAATTGAACTGGTAAACCGTAACATGGGACTGATCAGGAGGGCAGCTTCATAAATATAATAATAAAAACCTACAAAAATATGAGAATGGAACTACTATACCAGCAGCTTGATGCTCTTAAAATGGAGTATCAGAAAGCGTTATCGCAAAACGACAGAGCCGAAATAAAAAGGTTGTATGACGATATACATAATCTTGTCAAAGAAATAGAGGTAGCCAAAGGTGAGGAAATAATTCAGAAAGCCAAGGATTCCGGAATACTTGAGAAAACAAGCCGTATGATATGTTTGGTACAGCTTCTGATGTGTGAAACCAACGATCTGTTGTCTGAGATAGAGGATAACTTTAAGGAAAGCAGGATAATGACAGACAGTATTGTCTGTATGCAGAAAGAATACTATAAAGCAGCGGACTTGTACTTCAAGGAATTTGCTAAGATAGTTGATTTCAACAAGAAGGGTGACGATATGTTCAGTGATCTGGAGGGGTTCGACAACATGATACGCATATTTGCCGAACTGAAGGATATGCCCAAGCCTGCATCCTTGATGGGCGGCTGCAAGCAGGCAGCAGGCAAGGCAAACGGACTCAGCCAGATGTGCCAAAAATGCCCTTTGACCTATAATCCTGAAACGCTTATCTGTCAGGCTTGTGATAAGTCGTTTAAGGAGGGCTTTCAGAAGGGAGCTAAATGGCTGGAAAAGAAAAGAATTGATAGAATAATGAACAAAGACAAGGAGGTGCAAAATGATAACAGAAAATGATCCAATTCTTCCACGTAAAGTGGATTTGGAAAAGAATCCGTCTGGGACTGAATTGAAAATCGCTCAACATCGGGAACTGGAAAAACATGGAAAGTATGTTACTATCCCCGGTGACAAGACTCATACGAGGATTTTCGTCCGTGACGGTGAGGATGCGAAGAGGAAGATAGCCGCGTATTTAGAGAGAATTAGTAGCCGACCAAAGATGTGGAATTGATATGGGAAAGCAGGAAAGCATGGGCGATTGGTTCCAGATGGCTAAGGATTATGCCAAAGCAGAAAAGGAACTGAAAATCGAGAATTGGGTGCAAATCAGCGTCTGCTACGGTCACGGTCATCAATCTGTCATTCTGTACACCTACGACCTTCCGCGTGAAGTGTACGAAAGGAGGATGTGGGTAATCAGATGGAGGGTGGCCAGATTGCAATGCCAGCATCCAAGGAATGATGTGTACACTTCTTTTTACTACTACGACAAGCGTTCAGGAGAGTCGCTTGAAGTGAGTTCCTGCCTTTCAAAGCTGGTTTCTGCAAAAGCCCAGATAACAAAAGCAGAACGTAGGATGAATGAATACATTGAGCAAAATCGTCAGAACAATCTGTTCTTTGACGAGAATACGGACGAAGAGCTGGTTAAGTTCCGTGACAAGCTGGAGCGCAAGAAAACCGAGTGTGCAGAGTGTGAGAAACGATTGGAATTATTAGTTGAAAGAAGGAGAAATAATCAATGAAAACAAAACTTTATTACCTATTCCTGGCAGTCATGTGGTGGCTGCTGGGGTAGGTGGAAAGGAGATAGAGCTTTGTAAAGACTTGGAGAGAGAACTTGAATACACAAAGAGGAGTAAATTGTGGATGATATGGAGTTTATAACTACTGACAGCCCTTGTCAGTGCTTTATGAATACCCGGTAACTGCTTTGTGGCGGTTATCGGGTAAATTTGTTCTGTAACGCAAATATTAGGAGATATGGAAGTGATTTACAGAAGTACAGAAACATTGAAGAAGCTGGAGGACAACCCGCGTACTATTACGCCGGAAGACATGGAGCGTCTGAAAGAATCAATCAGTAACAACCCGGATTATCTTGAAGCGCATCCAATCGTCTTGTCTGACCGTACGGGTGAACTGGTCATCATAGACGGAAACCAACGTTACGAGGCATGTGTGCAGTTGGGAATGAGTGAAGTGCCTACATCTTTACTTCACGGACTGACCGAGGAACGGGAGAGGGAAATCATTATTCGTGCCAACGTACTGAATGGGAAGTGGGACGAGATGATTTTGAAAGATAAATGGGATATTGAAGAACTTAAGGACTGGGGTGTGGACTTGCCTGCGGACTGGGATACCTCGGAAGCTGACGAGCAAAAGGAAGCCGAGGAAGATAATTTCAGTGAAGAGGACGCAGAACAAGCCGAACCTCGCGTGAAACTCGGTGAGATATGGCAGCTTGGCGAGCATCGGCTGATGTGCGGAGACAGCACGGATGCAAATTCTGTTGCTTTGCTTATGGACGGAGAAAAGGCGGATATGGTGTTTACCGACCCTCCGTATGGTGTTTCGATCGGTGATAAGAATAAAGCTCTTAACAGAGTCCAGAAGGCTGGAAGATGCACGGAAAACATCGCCAATGATAATATATCTGTTGATGATTTATATCCGATACTTGTCAAGGCAATGACCAATTGCCGTGAGAACTGTAAAGATTGCGCCTGCTATTATGTTACATCCCCACAAGGAGGGGAACTCGGTTTGATGATGATGATGATGAAAGACGCAGGGTTGCCAGTAAGGCACATGCTTATATGGGAGAAAAATTCAGCCACATTCAGTTTGGGAAGGTTGGATTATGATTACCAACATGAGCCTATATTCTACACATGGACAAAATCGCACAAGAATTATCGGAATGGAGAGTTCAGGACAACCATCTGGAAATATGATAAGCCACGTAAATGCGACCTGCATCCAACGATGAAGCCCGTAGAGCTTGTTGAGAATTGCATGATGGATGCAAGCGTTGAAGGTGATATTGTGCTGGATATGTTTGGCGGAAGCGGAACAACTATGATTGCAGCGGAACAGTTAGGAAGAAAAGCAAGGCTTATGGAACTCGACCCTCACTATTGCGATGTAATCATTGCACGTTGGGAGAAGCTGACCGGAAAGGAGGCGGTGAAAGTGTATGGCTAAGTACAACAAGGATATGGTTCAAGCCTGTGCCGACTGGGTACGTAAGAATGGGCTGATAGACTTCGGTGGCGCAACTTTAACGGACTTCTGTAAGGCAATGGGAATTGAAGACCAGACCTATTACAGATGGCTTGATAAAGTGGAATTTGTGGAAGCAATAAAAAAAGCTAAGGAGGCATTCCGTAGTACACTTGAAAATGACATCGTAAAATCACTCGCTAATTCCGCTAAAGGATACGAGTACGAACAATATACGACCGAATATACGGATGTAAACGGGAAGCCGAAAATCAAAAAACAGGTAAAGAAGAATATCCGGGTGGAGCCTAATGTCGGGGCTGCCATATTCCTGCTCACCAACATCGCACCTCAGCGGTGGAAGAACAGGCAAGATATAAAAACTGATGTTACCACCGGAGGCAAGGAGTTCCGCGGGTTCTCCTTCCTGCCCTATACGCCGGAAGCTGATGACGTGAAGGAATGAGCGGGGAGGTGAACATAAAGCAGAGGCTGGCATACAACTACCTTCGGGATGATGTGACAAAGTTCTTGTTGTACGGTGGAGCTGGAGGTGGTGGAAAGTCGTGGTTGGGATGTGAGTGGCTGATGCAATGTGCTTATTATCTTCCTGGTACACGCTGGTTTGTAGGACGAAATAATCTGAAGGATAGCCGAGAATCCGTAACAGTAACCTTCAATAAGGTAGCAAAGTCCCATGGGTTCACGGCATACAAGACAACCAATGAAGGTATAGCTTTTGACAATGGAAGTGAAATAGTTTATATCGATCTAACCTATTACCCAGTAAAGGACCCGATGTATGAACGGCTAGGTTCGAAGGAATATACAGGGGGATGGATAGAGGAAGCTGGGGAGGTTCATTACCTTGCCTTTGAAGTTCTGAAAACCCGTATCGGGCGTCACATGAATGATGTGTATGGTGTACCAGGTAAGATACTTATCACCTGCAACCCTAAAAAGAACTGGCTGTATCGGGATTTCTATAAGCCTTGGAAAGAGGGTAAGCTCAAAGAACCTTATGCTTTTATTCAGGCATTGGTACAGGATAATCCTTGGGCTACAGAGGATTATATCGAGAGTCTCCGGAATACAAAAGATAAAGTAACAAAAGAACGTCTATATTTTGGAAACTGGGAGTATGACAATGATCCGGCAGCCTTATGCGATTACGATGCTATCTGCGATTTGTTCACAAACGAGTTTGTCAAGCCTGCAGGTGATTCTTCCGGTTCTGCTGACCTTGCAATGAAAGGGCGTGACCGCTTTGTCGCAGGTCACTGGAAAGGAAATGTCTGCTACATCAAGCTTGATCAGGAGTACAGTACCGGAAAATCCATTGAGGCAGATTTGAAGCGTATGATGATAGAATGTTCCATTCCTCGTAGTAAGATGATAGCCGACTCTGACGGCTTGGGAAGCTATCTTGAAAGCTATCTGAACGGTATCAAGGAATTTCATGGTGGCACTCGACCTGTCAATCTTGAGTTTGACAACCTGAAGTCGGAATGTAGCTTCAAGCTGGCCGAGATGATAAACTCCCGTTTGATTCGTATTGTCTGTACGGAAGCACAGAAGGAACGGATAATCGAAGAGCTTGGTGTGTTGAAGCAGGACCATATCGACGCAGACACACGTAAGAAGGGAATCATAAGCAAGGAGAAGATGAAGGAGATACTTGGTCATTCTCCTGATTATCTTGATATGTTGATTATGGCTATGTTTTTCAGGATAAAGCCTATTATTCACAGACCGAAAGCTAAAATTGGAAGAACATGACAGTAAGAGAATTATTGATAATTGGTAATCTTTCACGCGGAATCGAGGGAGAGATGGAGAAGCTACGGAAGCCGTGGAAGGTCGGAAAGGTTAGGATACCTGATACCTTGAATGACATAAGCATGGGTGAACTTATGCAGTTGCAATCTATCAGTACGGATATGGAAACTATAATGGTGCCTTGTCGTGTGCTGTTGGGAATGTCGGAACGTGAGGTGATGAGAGCTGAAGCATCCGAAGTGATTGGGTTCTGTTTTTGGGTGGCCAGAGAGGTAAAGCGGATCAATAAGCTGTTTGCTTCTACCTCTGTACCACCTACGCCGGAGGAGAAACAAGCTGGCTCTGATAGATTGAATTTTGGACTATTCGGTCTGCTTGACTATTATGCACAGCGTATGGGAATAACTGATCATGAAGAAGTGGAACGTGTTCCGTGGATACGTGTTTATAAGTGCCTAGATATGGATGCTGAGCGGACTAGGTTTGAACGAAGATTAAGGAATATTTTAAACAAGAATAAAAAATGACGGTAGAACAGAAGATTAAAAGTGTGGTAGACCAGATGAAAGGAGTTACTTACATCTTTGATAACTGGCAGACAGCTAATGTACGTCTTGACAAATTGCCTTTGCCTGCAGTACTTAATGTGCTTCCTGTCAGCGGTAATTTCCAACTTGGACCTACCCAGTTAAAAGATTATCCGAACTGTATGCTGGCTTTTATGGATAAGACTAGTTTTGATTTTGATGGGACGGATAATGACGCGATAGTAGAGAAATGCAAGAATATGGCTAAAGAGTTTATTCTGTTGCTTAATCGATCTAGATTGTTTGAACCGATATCAGGTTCTGTCCCTTACTCGGTCTTTTATGACAAACTGAATGTAAATGTAACTGGGATAACTATATCTATACAGTTGAAGGAAACTTCAGGGATCGTGTTGTGTCCTAGTAGAAGTGTGAAGGATATCGTATATGGAAGGGCTAAAGAATAATATCATCACTCTTGTAGGTGATAGCTTGGAAGAGTTGCGAAAGCGCATTATCGCTAACCATGAAGCTGCCGGTCAGGTTGCCAGCGGAAGGACACGGGATAGCTTGAAAGTGGAATTAACTGAGGATGGTGGAATCCTGTGGGGACGTCAGGCATTTGGGGCTTTGGAAACAGGACGAAAACCTGGTAAGGTTCCTAAGGGGTTTTCTGATATTATCTTGAGATGGATGGATGAGAAAGGAATTACGGTTGAACATCCAAAATCATTTGCTTATCTAGTAGCAAGGAAGATAGCCAATGAGGGAACATTACTATATCGGTCCGGAAAAATTGACGTCTATTCTACTGATATGGAAAAGACAATTAAGGACATTTTAGAGCGTATAGTTGGAATATTCGATACTGAAGTTGAACACATAAATTTGAATTTCAATGAGAACAAGTAGTTTTGATGGAGCAACAATAGAATATCCTGATTTAATAGCATTTGCTTTTAATCCCATAATAATTAATCTGTACGGTAAGAATTATGAATTCGCAGAAATATCCGTGGAAGATACGCAAACTGGTGTCGTATATCAGGATAATCGTGAGATGTTCGGTGAATCTGTTTTTTTTGATATTTCATCTTATGTTCAAGGATTTTTTGATGCTGGAGAAAATAATGTTGATTATTCATTATCAGGTGCTGTAAATAGTAAATTGGGAAGAGAATTTTCAATAAGTGTAGATGTTCCAGATAATAGTTTTGGATTTAATATGTTCGTTATGTGGGGAGCAATGAGAGTTGGAGAACGATACAATGGAAATAGAAAGTTGACGTGGTTCAAGAAATTTCCTTTTTCCGTAGGGTTGTACTCTGGTGCTTCTGGTAGTGTGGAGGTTACAGTAGATGGTAAAGCTCAAACCCCTATAAATTTATCAGGTCAGAACGTATGGAACTTGATGCTTACTGGTATTGATGCTCAGAATACAGTGTCATTCTATCTTCCGGGAAGCAGTACACATGCTTCTGTATTTGATCATACATTTGATTTGACATTTAAAGGACTTACTAATACGGCGACACGTATTGATTGCGAGGTGGATAGTAGTGAGAGCGGGGTATATCTTCGATGGATTAACAGACATGGTATGTATTGCTATTGGTTGTTTGTTCCTGGTGATGAAGTTAGACAGATTACCAATGATGGTGAGTTCTTACGGAATAATATGCAGGATTATAGCTATGTAAACGGATATCATGGTGGAACTGGCCGTAAGCAAAGAAAAACGGAGAATGACACTCTTCCGGTATGCGCTCCATTGGTAGACAGTGACACGTATGATTTCCTTTTTGAACTGGCTACGTCTCCAGTTGTAGATATGTTTTCTGGATATCAGGACGGGAAACCTCAATGGAAGGGGGTTAATGTTTCTGTAGAGAACTTTACAAAAGAGCGGAGCGTATTGCAGGATTTTATATGCACGATAATATTACCTGAACTAAATCTACAAAGTCTATGAAAGACCAACTATATATTGACAATAAGGTTGTGGATATTGATGACAATACCAATATCACACTGAACTATAAAAGCAACATATTTACCGACGTGAGTAAGATTGTTAGCAATAATACGTATTCGATAAAGTTGCCTTTGACTGTCAGGAATTGCGTTGTTATAGATAATGCGCATATCCCGTCGTATATGACCAGATACCCTCGGATCAACCATAAGGGAAGATATCTTCGGAATGGAGTTGAAATTGTATCGGATGCAAATGTCACGCTGATGGAGATAACAGATACTATTGATATCGCAATGGCATGGGGAAATGTATCAGCATTTGCTGATATTGTAAATGATGATAAAAAATTGCAGGACTTATCTTATGGTGATGTAGAAGGCGAGGATTTTGTAACATGGAGGCGTGAGGATGCTCCGTCCGAAATGTTTCCACGTGTTGAATATGGATATAGTGATACCGAAAAGGAAGTATGGTATCATCCGGTCATTACTGCTAAATGGATATTTGACAAGATTAGCCGTGATAGTGGAGTAGCGTTTGATTTCCCTGAAGAAATGTCTGATTGTCTTGAAGTATTGATTATCCCTTTGCTGACAAGGAATGATTCTTCAAAAAATTCAGAAAGCTGTGCTATACAGCTTGCCCCCGTAACCTTAATTAGTATTCCGGATGGTGGCTATAATTTAGGGTTCGAATCTAATAGTATAACGAATTATTACTTGTATACAATTGGAGGCACGGGAAGTCAAGGCGGAAATTATACAATGGGACTAATAGTGAATTTTAAGAAGATTATTCTTAATCTATCTGGTGCGATTTCCTTTACTATGTCATCTCCGTATGATACTATGAGGATTGAAGTAAGGGATGTAAATAATGTGGCATTGCTTACCATATATCCTTCTGAAATTAGAGCTGATAGTGATGGCCGTTCGAGGGTTGTATTTGATTTTGATAATGATACAGATGAAACGACAGTCGCAGGGAATATATCGGGAAAGATTAGAGTCACCTTACAAGGAATCAGCTCGGCATTAGGAGCATCTGATTTTATGGGTAGTATTACTATAACCCCACGAATATCACAAGTCGTTGTAGAAGATTCTTCTGATAAATATAGAAATACAAGATATTATTTGGTCCCCAATCTGCCTGACATGAAACAGATAGATTTTATCAAGGCTATATCTGCTATATGCGGGTGCTTTGCAGTCCCTTTCTCTTCAGGTATCAAGTTCGTAAAGATTGATGATATAATATCTAACAAGGCTAAAGCCTTGAACTGGACCAAGAGGGTGGTCGCTTCATATCGGGATAATCGTCCGAAATCACTTGTCTTCAGTGTGGATGGTTTTGCCCAAAAGAACATTTACAAGTGGAAAGAAGATGAAGATGGTGTATATGACGGTGTAATATATGTGGATGATGCCACTCTGGATGAAGAGGCTGAAGTCATTACTTTGCCGTTTGCTGGATCGGAAACTTCAGATAAAACAGATTATTATGGATGTGCCTATATACCATTGTATTCGTATGATTCAGATAATGTGTTGGAATATGATGATAGTGTTACTCCACGGCTTCTCATACGAACACAAAAGAATGATGGGGTATTTACAGGGCTTGATTGGCAAAGTATCATCAATGACAGATACAAGGTGTATCAGGATGTAATAAGGGAGCCGAAAGTAATTTCTGAACTGATAGAAATCAGAGAGTATGAGCTTAAAGATTTGGATATGTCTATTCCTGTTTATCTAGCACAATACGGAAAGTATTATGCTATTATATCCATTAAAGCTGAAAAAACAGGTATATGCGAATGTAAACTATTTCAACTTTAAATTACTATGGCAGACAAACAAGAGAAGATCCTTGATATCAAGGTAAATTATAGTGAGGCGATTAAAGCTATCGCTGAATACCAGACAAAGATTGATGCTGCTCGTGAGGCTGAATCCAAATTGAAAAAACAATTGAAGGATGGTGAAATATCACGTCAGCAGTATAATGAAGAAATGGCTGCATCAAAAGCCTATATTGCAGATTGTAATGATTCGATACGAATTATTACGAAGACGATGCAGAACCAGATCAAGCAGGAAAAAGAGCAGGAGGGAAGTCTTAGATCGCTTCGCGCACAGTTATCCAATTTGACGGCTGAATATGATGCTCTGTCAGAAGCTGAAAGAAAGGGAACCAGGGGTGAAGAATTGAAAAATTATATAAACGAGGTTACAGATGCGTTGAAAGGAGCTGAAGAAGAAACACAGCGTTATTACCGTAACGTGGGTAATTACAAGGAAGCAATTATCGATGCCGCAAATGCGAATATACCTTTTATCCAGCAAATTAATCAAATGGTAACTTCTTTAGGTGGATTGAAGAACTATTTAGCGGGGATGAAAACAGAAATGGTTGCTGTATCTGCATCTACTACTGGCTGGATTAAAGTACTGAAATTGCTAAAGGTAGCATTGATTGGTACTGGTATAGGTGCTTTGGTCGTTGCTCTTGGATCGCTTGTAGCATGGTTTACGAAAACGCAGAAAGGGGTGGAAGCGGCTAACAAGATAATGGCTGCTTTGGGAGCTACAATCAATGTGATAATAGATCGTGCATCAAAGTTAGGTAGTGCGTTGGTGAATCTGTTTACTGGGAATTTCAAGAAGGCAGGAGAAGATGCAAAGGCTATATTCTCAGGAATAGGGAAAGAAATTGCTGATGAAACAAAGCAAGCTTGGGAGTTGGCAGAAGTATTAAACGAGATAGATAAGAAAGAAGTGATGCTTTCAATGTCGCGTGCGGCTAATCGTGCCGAAATTGAGAAGTTGAAGAAGGCTGCGGATGATCAGACACTCTCTGCTCAGGAACGTATAAAAGCCGCAGAGAAAGCTGCCGAAATAGAGAAGAAAGATTTGGAGATTCAGACAGAACTTGCAGAAGCCAGACTTGCTAATACATTAGGTTATACTGAAATGAACAGAGAGGTGCGAAAGTTGATGGAACAGATTAAAGCTGGTGATATTACAGCCGATGAAGTTATCGGTAAGTTAGGGTTATCTGAAAGTACGATAGAGGATTTGAAAACTTTCAGGGATCAGTTTAATGAATTGCAGGAATTGATGGAGGACAGCTATGGTCGTCAGACTGAGCAGCAAAATACCCTGAATTCAATACGTCAGGAAGGTGCTGATAAGGCGAAGGAAGCGAAGCAGAAAGAGCTGGAGGCAGTAAGAGCAGCTGAGGATGCGATGTTGGCTCTAGTGAAGGATAAGCGTGAACAGGCACGTAAGGAAATAGAACTTACTTATACTCGTAAGATAGAAGACCTTCGGATTTCTCTGAGAGAGGAAGAGAATCTGACAGTAAAAGCACGTAAGGCTATCAATGAACAGATTAAATCGTTGGAGCAGCAAAAAAACATAGAACTCCAAAAGCTATCTGATGAAGAATTGCAGAAAGAGATAGACAAACGTACCAAGCTTATTTCCTTGCAGCTTGAATCCGTAAAAGAAGGGAGTGAGCAGGAGTATCAGTTAAGAATGCAGCAGCTTGCCTCTCAACGTGATGCAGAGTTGGCTGACAAAGAACTTACTGAACAGATGAAGCAGGCCATAACTGCAAAGTATAACAAGCAGATGGATGACCTTGCGATGCAACATGAGAAGGATGTTTCAGAGAAGCAGCAGGAGGTCATCAGGTTGAGGATGGAGAATGAAATAATGCAAATGCAGCAATCTGGAGCAAGTGAGTTGGAAATACTTCAGGAACAAGCTTCGCAGAAGTTGGAATTACTGAATAACATACAACAGCAGGAAGGAGAAAGTGAGCAGGAATTTCTTAACCGTAAGCTTCAGGCTCATCAGGAATATACTGATGCGAAGAAAGAGCTTGCAGATAAAGAGGTAGAAATTGAGCAGACGAAGTTAGAGGCTATCGAATCAGTTACGGGGGGCTTGGCTTCTGCTTTCGAAGCATTAGGAGAGAATAACAAAGCCTTTGCTATTTTATCTAAAACATTAGCCTTGGCGGAAATCGCAATAAATACCGGAAAGGCTTTGGCTGCAGGTATAGCACAGTCACAGTCTGTTCCTTTCCCCGCTAATATAGCTGCTATAGCTACAACAGTAGGAACTATATTAGCTAATATTGCAACAGCAATAAATACCGTAAAAAGTGCTAAATTTGCAACAGGTGGTTTAGTTACCGGACCAGGTACAGGAACCAGCGACAGTGTACCTGCCCAGTTGAGTAATGGGGAGTCGGTAATGACGGCCAGAGCCACCTCAATGTTCGCACCAATACTTTCTTCCTTCAATCAGATGGGAGGAGGTGTTCCTATCAATGTAGCGCAATCATCTAACCAATCTATCGGTGAGGATATGCTTGCTAGAGCAGTTGCAAAAGGTATGCTTATGGCTCCGGCTCCACAAGTTTCGGTAGAGGAATTTACATCGGTTGCTAATAAAGTTAAATTTTTAGAGAGTAATGGTAATTTATGAACGCGTACGAATTTCTAAAAACACATAAGGGAGTGATGGAGCAGTTGCAGACACTCCCAGTACAACCGTCAGACGTGAGATATCTTGAACTCTATAATGACTATCAACGTTTGACCAGCGAAGGGCATAAAAAAACCTATATATTGCAGTATCTCTCGGATGAATACAACGTCGATGAGAGGACAATATATAGAATTGTGAAGAAGTTTTCCACGGAAGTGGACATGTGATGAATTGAGGTGGGCAGCGGCTCACCTTTTTTTATGAAAATCGACTGACAAGACGTGTCAGTGCTTTGACTCTCCTTAATAGCTGATTCAATATCCTGCTTCGTATCTTTGCTATATATCAATTATTTACGTATGGCGAAGTTATTTATCAACAAAGACATTGTTGCCGATACCGACAAGATGGAGAACTGGTATCTGACGGGGGTAGATGGTATCTCCTTCTCGGATATTCAGGCTTTCATTGACTGGATAGACCCGAGCGACAACCATATCGACATCGAACTTCATTCATGTGGTGGAGACATCGTGGAGGGGTATGCGATATATGATGCGCTAAGGGCTACCGGGAAGGAAATATCAGCTACCGTGGTCGGTCGTTGTGCATCGATGGCTACAATCATTCTTCTTGCCGCTCCCCTTGAGCGCAGAAAGATGTACCCTAACGCAAAACTGCTTATCCATGCTCCGTACTGCCCGGGTTTCGATGGAGCGCTTGATGTCCCTACGCTTGACGCATTGAGAGCAGGACTGGACGCAGAGCGTGAGAAGATGTTGTCTATCTATGTAGAGCGTTGCGGTGTGGACAGAGGGCTTTTAGAGGCGCAGATGGAGAAGGAGACATGGTTCGGAGGCGAGGCAGCTAAGCAATTAGGATTTATCAGTGAAGTAATTATGCCGAAATCGGCAAAGGTATCAACAATTAAAACAGTTATGAAGAAGAAGGAAACGACAGTAAGTCAGTCCCTGCTTGACAGATTGCTGGCAAAGGCAGGGTATGCGAGAATTGAGGATGTTCCGGCAGTTGCTTTGGAGCTAACCACCGCAGGAGGTGACACGTTGACCGTGGAACGTGAAGAAGGCGAGCCGCAGGTAGGCGACAAGGCTTCTCCCGATGGCGAACACGTAATGCCGGATGGAAGCACTATCGTAGTGGTGGATGGTGTTATCACAGAAATCCGCAAAAAGGAAGAAGAATCTACCGAAGAGCTGGAAGCACGTATCGCAGAGTTGGAGCAAACGGTTGCTGAACTCACTGCAAACGCAAAGAGCGAGGAGGATGTTAAGATTCTTAACGCAGTAGCAAAGGCAGGAGGTATCGAGGCTCTGACAAAGGCAGCGGCTTCTAAGTACGTTCCGGCAGGACGCGCACCGCAGACAGTAGGCAAAACAGAGCAACAGAAGCCTGTTAGCAAAATCGAAACTAGACTAAAAGAAATCAGAGAAAAAAGAGGAGGTAAGTAATTATGAAATGGGAGGAGTTATCGAACTTGACCCCTGATAACGGGGCAATCAAAGACTTGAAGGAATTAATCATCGCAGAGGTCTTTACAGACCCCGTACTGGAGCAGTTCTTTACGCTGATGTACAATGTTAAGAACGGCGACAAGGTTGGTTATGTAGGTGAAATGAGTGATGTCGGTTGGGCTGGCGACAAGTGTAATCCGGAGTACAAGAAGGCGACCATCGATTTTCTTGAGAAGGAATGGAAAATCGGCTCTTGGACTGTACCCTTGGAGTGGTGTTACAAGGATTTGGAAAACACTATCGCAGAATATTGCTTGAAGAAAGGCACAGACATCGGAGACCTGACTTCTACGGACTACATGGACGATATCGTTTATCCTGCACTGAAGGATGCAATGATTAAGATGATGTGGCGCATGGTATGGTTCTCAGATACGGATGCGAATCTTCACAGCGCATCGGGAGTATTTTCTACCGGAACAGACCTTGACCTGTTCAAGACCACTGACGGACTGTGGAAACACTTGTTCGCTATCGGTACGGCAAGCGCAGGGCAGAAAACTGCCATCGAAGCGAACACACAGGAGTCAACCGCTTTGCAGTTCAGCAAGCTGAAAGAGGCAGGTGTGGCAATAGGTATCTTTGACAGCATGCTTGAAAATGCTGATTCACGCATCGCAGGTCTGCTGGGTGCTGCAATCTATTGTACCAAGTCGCTCGCTGACGCACTGACTAAGGACTTGAAGCGCGAGTACAAGGAAATCCTTACATGGGAGCAGGTGTTCGGAGGCTTGAAGGTATCTGAATACAACGGGGTGACCATCTATCAGATTCCGATTTGGGACAGAATGATTATGCAGTATCAGAACGATGGTACGAAGCTCAACCTTCCGCACCGAGCTATCTTCGGCTCGCCTCGTGAAATGCTTGTGGGTACCCCTGCAAATCAGCTTATCAGCGAGCTGGATATATTCTTCGAGCGCAAAGAGAGAATGAACTACATCTATTCAACAGGTAAACTGGGAACCAACATCGGTCAGGATGATTTGTTCCAGCTTGCATACTAATAGGAGGGATATATGGGAGTATGTGATAATCTACTTAAGCAGGACATCGTACCATCGTGCGATGACCCTGCAATCCCCGGCTTCGAGCAGGAGGGAGTATTGATTAACCGCAAGGATATTGACTTTGCGAACGTAACCTTTAACGTAACACGCAGCAACGTGATGGAAGCTCTGCCGCTGAAGCAAGGTAAGAAGGGGTTCAAAATTGTAGCACTCGGAGCGCAACCTTTCAACGGCACAGGAACGGCTTTCGCTGCTGGAACATACCGCAATTCGTTTAACAATACATTCGCCTTTGTGGTGCTTGATGATGGTCCGGATGTGCGAGGTAATATCATTGATGCACTGGCTAACGGGGAATTTGTTGCAGTGCTTGAGAACAAGTACAAGGGAATGGGTAAGACCAACAAGGGAGACTGCGCCTTTCAGGTGTACGGCTTCTATCAGGGTCTTAAGGCTACCGAAATGGCAGACGGCAAGTATTCAGAGGACACTGACGGAGGTTGGACAATTACGATGCAGGAGACTAAGACACCGAAGTCGGGGCTGTACCTCTTTAAGACATCTTACGATGCGACACAGAAGTTGGTCGAAACATTGCTGACTGTGGCAGGAGGCTAAGATGATGGAAGTTACCGAAGTAATTGAAAGATTGAAAGAGCTGGGAGGTGTGACCTCCCTTTCTTTCAGCGAAAAGGCGGAGGTAGAAGGTTTGTATCACGATGTCCTCGACAAGACCTTTGTGCGTACATCGTGCAATGACTGCTACCGGGATGCAATAATAGAGATGAGTGTTTACCTTAAAAAACATGGAAAGATGAAAGAAAAGAGAGCATACAAGCTGAAGAGCGGTGTTTTGTTGCAGATGGAGTTCGGAAGCCCTGACTTCTACACAAACGAGAACCTTACAGACAAGGTTGCGGAAGAATACTTGAAGAAGTACCCCGACAATGTAGGCTATTTTGCTGAGTTGGCGGAAGATTGGGAAGAACGGATTATCGGCAAAGCTTTTGATGAAAAACTGCTTGAAGAAATCGTACAAGCCAAGAAGGATGGAATCTCGGATGAGTCAATCATCAACGAGCTGGCATCGTCAAGAGTGAACGGCAAGAGGGTAACGAAAACCCTGCTGAAAGAGTACATAGAGGAAGCAGAAAGGATTGTCAAGGAGACAAAAGACGAGGAATGACTAACTAACATCACGGAATCATGAGAGTACACGAACTGAAGAAGAAATCAAGCAAGAGGGTGGATGTGCGTTACTTGCAGACGCTCGGAATACAGACATACGGAGAGGATAACCTTTATCCGCAGACCTTCCGCAATATCCTTGCAGCAAGTTCAACGGGAGCAGAGTGTCTTGACAGGTTTGCCGACTTCATCGAGGGGAACGGTTTCCGTGATGTGCCGTTTTCCGAATCTGTTGTAAACCGGAAAGGAGATACCGCAGATGACATTCACGCTCTCGTCTGCCGTGATGTGGCATATTACAACGGGCTTGCCTTGCACGTTAATTATAACATTTACGGAGACATTGTTGAGCTGCATCACGTACCCTTTGAGAACTGCCGCCTTGTAGAATCAGACGATAGCGGATATGTAGGCAAGATTGCCATCCATCCAGACTGGAGCGGACAGAAAACCAGAGGGGGCAAGGTCATAAAGGTTGCAAAGGAGAACATCGACTACATTGATGTGTTTAATCCTGACAAGAGGGTCGTGGCAGCGCAGATAGAAGCCGCAGGAGGTATTGAGTATTACAAGGGACAGGTGTTGTGGGTGTCTCTCAGCGGCAAGGATATTTACCCGACCGGAAAGGGAGACCGCGTAGTAACAGAGATGAGCACAGACGAGGGGCTGGCGAACGTGAAGTATCGGAATGTTCGCAATAACTTCCTTCCTGCTGCAATGATATTCACCAAAAAAGGGACGAATATCACCTTTGACCAAGACGGCAACGAGATTGACAGCAGGGATGATGACGACAGCTTCAGTGATTCTCTATTGCAGTTGCAGGGAGATGCCAACTGCGGCAAGCTGATGGAGGTGACACTGGAGACGGACGAGGATAAGCCCGAGGTGGTATCGCTCAACTCGCAGAACTACGACAAGGAATTCACCGTCACAGACATAAGCGTTACGGAAAGAATCTATTCCGCTTTCGGGCAGGAGCCGTGGTACTGCATACGCATCGGGAAGGTCGGATTTTCGGGTGACATCCTTGAGGACGCATTCGAGTACTACAACTCTATCGTAAGCAAGCAGCAGAGATTGATTGAGCGCACGTTTGCACGTGTTTTCAGACACTTTTACGAAGCGGTCAATACTTCTAATGATTTCAGTGTAGAACCTTTAAAGTATGTAAGAAATGCAACAGTATCTGATAACAACGCTTGAGGTTTCATCCTTATCACGTAGTATGTCTTTGCATATCGACGAGGACAAGATAGAAACATATATCCGTGAATCTGAGAGCATAGACATAAAATCTGCTCTTGGTGATGCTTTATATCTTGATGTGAAAGATAATCCGGATAAATATAAATTATTACTTGAGGGAGGAATATATGAAGGTAAGGATGGAAAGCAATTGCTGACAGGTTTGAAGGTAGCATTGGCTTATTATACTTACGCACGAATCGTAAAGAATGGTGATGGAAATGTTACCAGGTATGGTTTTGTTCAGAAGGAGAGTGAATATAGTTCACATATTGAGTTCAAGGAGAAAGTAATGGCTTATGATGATGCGTTCTCCATTGCCGACCGTTACCTGAAGGAATGTGTTATGTTCCTGAATGAAAAGAAAGAGGAATATCCTCTTTATAAGGGAGAAGGTAAGATTAAAGCTAATAGAACTGTGTACAGAGTGATAGGTGAGTGATGGCTGATAGTGTAGACATATTGAAAAAGTTAGCCCAACAGGTTCGTAATGCTACTCAGGAAGGAGAAAATACAGCAGAACGTGTTGGTCGTGTTTTGGTTGGAATAATAGAAAATCTGAGTCAGTATGATATTGAAAAACTGTCAGAATATTTTCTTCGTAAGGACCAGTCAGACGGCACTAACTTCTTATTGAAGTTCGGTGAGTTTATCGACAGCATGATTGCCGGAAAGGGTGCTGGTATATTCCCGGACGGTCGCGGACAGTTTGAAAAGCTGGAGGTTCGTTCATCTTTAATCGTAAAAGAACTGATATATAACCGTTGGTTCGCGCAGGAAGGTAACGTTACTTATTCAGAAGCCGGCACGATCGAACGTATTGAACTTCTTGAAGACGGCACGTATGACCTGTATCTTCGTCGTCGCTGGGACAATGATATTACGGCATTTTCCCAGCAGGACGTTAGTTATGGCTCAGTGAATAATCTGAACTCTACAGGAGAGTATTATGACAGCTGGTTTCGTGTTCTTAGTGTGATGCAGGCAGAAAACAAACTGAATGTCATACTCTATCCTGATGAAGAGGTTCCAGGAGGAAAAAACTATCCTCCTGCTTCCGGCATGGTAATTACCCGTCGAGGAAATGCAGTGGATGAAGAACGGCAGGGATTCTGGTATATATCCAGCTATGAAGGCTGTATCTGCATGCTTGACGGTGTCACGAAACCTATACTCGAGGAATCTAACTACAGCATCATTATCGGGAAACTGAAGAGGCTGGAACTGTTCGATAACCTCCCTATCAATTACCGACAGAGTTATGTATACTGTCGTGGTATTGCCATACAGGACCTCATGCGCATTAACTATCAGGGTTTGGTTGTCGTGCAGCTAAACGACCGTGGTTTCTGGTCATTGGAAGTAGCTCAAAGTGACAATCCTTATACTGTTGGCAAAGAAACGGTTGATACGGTATGGCATTGCGGATGTCGCTGGAAGTGCCTTGTTACCGGGACCACTGACGAACCTCGCTATGCAAGTACCGGATGGGCAATGATAGAAGGTAATCCTGAATTTACGATAGATATAGAAGCTGATAACGGATGGGTAATAGATGACACGGAATTGGTGGAGGATACTGTCATAAGAACTATAACCCTGTCTGGTAAACTGTACAATGGTGATGTGACGGAGCACATCTTAGATTCAGATGTGACATGGACGCGTGATACAGGCAATGTTGCAGAGGATAACGCATGGGCAATCAAGAGAGCTGATGCAGGGAAAACACTAACTATCACTCTCGATGATTTAGGGATTGAGTTTACGCAGAAAGGACTTTGCTCATTTAAAGCTACAGCCTTGTTAAGAGATGGACAGGATGTACAAAAAGCCGAGATTGAAAAAAGTTTTTGATATAAAATTAATAAAATATGAATCAAGTGAAATTTTTAAAAGTCTATGGAATTGTTTTCAGATGTGGTAACACCGAGAAAACAAGATTTGTTGAGACTGCAGAGGACATTAGTTATAATATTAAGCGTGCTGTAGAGTTATTGGCCAATCAGGGTGTGATTGCTGATGAAATCTTGCAGATTGCAGAACTTAATCAAAGAAAAGTATATGAAATTAGCAAGTAAAAAGAAAAGTCTTAACATCAACTACCGCCCTCTACAGGCAAGCATAAGTATGCAGGTAGTGACAAGTGTGCCGGACAGACAGTTCTATTCGGTCATGGATAAGTCTTTTACCCCAGACTACACGCTTACCCCTCTTACTCTGTTCCCTCGCTGTGCAGCGGTGGATGTTGATTCCACGTCGGCTGCCAAGGCGATAAATTCAGAAATTACTAATATGAAGTGGTATGAGCGTATCGGAGGTGTACAGAAATTAATTAGTAGCGGTACTGATTATGTGATAACCCAGACGGGAGATAACAAGGGGCAGATACAGGTGAAGAAAAATTCAAGCATTGCGAATCCCATCACTCTTGAATTTTCTGCTGAATATGTGGATGCACGTACTAACCAAGTCTTGAAGTACACAGCCAGCAAGGTTATTATTGTGTCCGACTCCAGTTCTCCACAGCCGGTTCTTACGCTTGACTCTCCTGATACGGTACAATGGTATCCTGTACGTGACGTGTTGAATCAGACGATTACAGCTAAGCTCATGGCTGGAAATAAGGACATAACAGAAGATGAGCGTGTCAAATTTTGGTGGTACCGGGTATTGTCTACAGGTGCGTTGGAAGAAATTGTCGATGGCAATGGAGATAATGACTGGGAGATTGTGTCTGTTAATAAGAACGTGCTTGTCGTTAACCGTGATTTTATCGGGGATGAGCAGACTTATGTATGCAAGGCGGCATACCGTGAGACAGGTTCCTTGCCCTCTTCACCAGATCTTTTTGACCAGAGTGCAACAACTCGTATTGTTAGGTATATACCACGGATTGAATGTGATTTTAAAGGAATTGTTACCGGTTGTCCGGCTGGTACAAGTTACATATATCCTCAGGGGTATGTACGTGATTCAAAAGGAGTGATATCCAGTCCTGAAGAATGGTTTAAATTTATTTGGATGGTGAAAAAGCCTGGTGCATCAGATTACAGTAAGGCAGGGGAAGGAGTAAGTCCGACCATTCCTTTCACAGAGGGCATGCTGCTTGACTTGCAGATTGAAGATCGTGGGGCACAAGCAATATTGATTGACGATACAGACGAATCAGTATTGCAAGATGCGGATGGTAATGTTTTGTTTGACAGAATTAATAATTAGAATACTATGGCATATTACATTAAAGTGACGAAGAAGGTGGCCGATAAGATTGGTGCACCTGTAGAGAACCGTAACAAGACAGCGGACGGTAATATCCTGCTTTGGCAGGCAGATTTAAACATTATTCCGGGTGAAACTATATTCGATCGTGCGGCTTTTGTCGGTGGAGTGGCAATGACTGGTAATGATGCAAGGGGAGAGATTGATGGTACGGCCGAGCCTGCAGAAGTAACCATTCCTGAATATTATCAGGATGCAGACGGGGAAAATACACCGGATACAGATCATCCGGTTACGCTTCCTGCTGGAGAAGAAAACGGCGAGAATGTAACAGATGGTGAAATTGATAAAACAGAGTAATTATGAGTTTAGCGAGCAAGGTCGGACAGGTCGTATATCAGCGTAAGTCCGGAGTTTATATGCCTATGTTGCAGTGCGACAAGGGAGATTTGTATCAGGAATATCAGGGTGATCCTCAGAATCCGACAAATATTACTCCTGATTTTTCTACCCTTCTTCCTACGTTAAGCAACATTATTACATCATCAAGAGTTGCAGATGGGCTGGTTATTCCTAACCTGGTGAAGTGGTTCTTCAATGATACGGAACTGACATTCGGTAGTGATAACGTGTCTACCAATTCATTCAATGGTGAGACCGGTCATTTCAAGTCACTCCCTTATCAGAAGGGTACAAGAAACTATTATGGATTGCAGATTTTGAAGAATCTTGTAAAAGCAGCGGGAGCAGCTCCATGTACGATTAAGTCTGAAGCTACTGTGGCCGTAGGCAATACTTCGGACAAGATACAGACTGTATATGGTATTCCGATTACGGAAGGCACATCAAATGCTATTCGTGTGACGATTCAGGCTGGAGATAATAAGTATTTTACGCTGACAACTAATAATGACAGTTGTATTCTTCAGGGCATAGCTAGAATAGGTAATGACGAGATTGCTTCCGGATTGACATACAAATGGTATAGTCTTGTTTCCGGTGTATGGGAAGCGATATCAGGTCAGACAGCAAAAAACTTGACTGTGACAAACGATATGGTAGATTCTGTCGGACAATTTAAGGTTGAAATCTATCAGAATGGTACGCTCATCGGCTCCGATGTTCAGACGGTTACAGATGCATCAGACCCGCTGGATATCATTCCGAACCCTACGCCTGAGGATGAGACTATCGAAGAGGGATCTAACGGAACAGTCGTCTATACTCCGATATTAGTAAAGCGCGGAGAGACAACGAAATTCAAGGACATGACTTTTTTCTTCGCCTTCATGGATGCTGCTGGCATTATCCTTAATCCGGAAAATTCTGAAACAGCAGCAGCTTCGGGAACAGTTACTGAAGAAATGTGTCAACAGGCATCCGGTAATGTCGCAGTAGTAATCACAACGAAAGAGTAATTATATCATGTTAGCTAGTAAAACAACAGAGGTTAAGTATCGTGTTAAGCCAGTGACCAGGCTTCCTTATCCGGCTGGTATATATTCTTCTACCATGAGATATACGTGTTCGGCTAATGTGGCTCCTTATGTCGTATTCCAGCCGAACACGGCGCAGGATGCTGTCCGGTATGTAATGAACAAGGTCGGAACATGGCTGGGTACTGAGCAGGGCATGACACCGGCAGAGGATTATGCCAAGAACGGGGAAAATGCAACGTGGCTTCCGTTTGAACATTTCAATGCGATCGAGATTGAACTTGCATTGATTCAATTTGCTAAAATCGGACAAGCCATATTCTATGACCAGTATATGTTTAGCCAGAATGGTTTTGATGCTAACGGGAATATAACAGCTGATTACAAAGATTTTTCGCCTGAAATGGATAAGTTCACTCCGATGATTCTATTAGACTTTCTAAAAGGAACCGGACATCTTGGTGGAAAGAGTATTCGTTTTGATGAGTACGGCAGAATTATCATGAAATCAGATATGGTATATGAGTGGAGGGTAGTAAATGAAGAGCCCACATCGCATGTATCAGAATATAATATTGATTTCGGAAATGGTTCATTAATTGATGTATCTGCCGATGCTTTTTACAAAAAAATTGATACAATTGTTATACCACCTACAACCGACGTTACGGATGGATTTCAATTTCGGATTCGTGGTAGAATGATATCGAGAAATGATTATCCTTCAGATATAAAATCTTCAACTCTTTTTTGTGCAAAGATTAACGGAAGCTATCAAACATTCAATAAATGGAGTATCAGCGAAGGCTATACAGGGGAATATATCGTATCGAAAGGAAATGACGGATTATGGTATATTTCCAGTACCAGAGAGATAGTTATTAAATAATTTCATTTTAAAAATTACGATTATGATACAAAAAAAATCTTTAAAAGACGCGATACAAAATCCAGAGATAATATCAGTTGTGGGAGAACTGCTTAGCGAAGCGACAACAGAGAAAAAAGGACTGATGCCTAGTTATAGAGCAGACAAATCAACATCAGTCTTATTAGACCAGAACGCTTGCATTTTGTTGTTTCAAACGAGGTCACATAAGTGTTTTGTAGACGTTTACTGTTATCATGCGTATAGAAATTTAGTAAGGGCATCCTTGATGGTATCATCTGAATCAACAATCTGTAAGGGTACGGTAGCATTTATAAATGGAGGTTCAGCAACAACTGAGTTTTATTATGCGAAATTAACAGGAGATTCTTGGGGAATATATATGAAAAATTTACAAGGCTCGCTAAATGTATGTTGTATTCCTGGGAGTGGAGCAACTTTGCTTATGCAAACAGCAGAGCTTCCAGAAAACGCCGTAAAAATATAGGAGGCTAAATGCCTCCTTTTTTACAAAACTTCAATATCAACTGCATCAGAAGGTACATCTTCAAGTGCTATGGAGTCGGTTTCAATGCTTTCCATATATGATAGCGGAGTTATAGTAAATCCTCTTTTCTCACAACCATAACTTTTAGATAAATATAAATATGAAGCATCTTTCTTAGCTTTCAGTTTATTCCCATCATTAATAATACAGATAGACTTAATCGATACTCTTATTTCTGGTTTAGTACCTGGGGTGCCGAAAGAAACATAATAAAGGTTTGCTTCAGCATTGTCAGATGGTGAGGATATTAAAAAATCAAGTGATGATTTAAGTTTTATCCTGATCATTGTCGAGGTGAATGTTCTTGTAGTTCCAACAGGCGCAATATATTCACCCATTAGACCTTTTTTTGTGTTAGTTGCCGTTCCTATGAGTTCTCCCACGAGCCGAATTTGCCTAATTTTATGTAAATATCTATCTTCGTGGAAAAATGGATAAGATAAAATACCGACTTGTCTACAATAGAAAGAAGCAACTCAACAAGCAAGGGACAGCACTCGTACAAGTCGAAGCATCATTGAGCCAACGTAAAGTCTATTTCAAAACAAACATATATCTCAAGCCAGAACACTGGGATAGGCGGACCTCTCAGATTATCGTTCATCCACAAGCTGATGATCTAAATTCTATGTTGTTTGAGTTTGTCCTGCACCTTCAGGGTGTGGAGCTGGCTCTATGGAAACGTGGAGTTCCGGCAACGCTATCACTTCTGAAGGACGCGATGAAGAAGAATCGTCCGGTTAATGTAACCTTTCCTGTATTTGCAAAAGAATATGTGCAGCACTCTGATCGTAGGCAAAGCACGAGAGAAAACTTGATTACGACGATCAATGTTCTACAAGAATTTCGCCCTGGACTTGATTTCAAGGATATTACGTACACATTTCTGAAGGATTTTGAGGTGTATTTACGTGAGAAAGGCAACGGGGTTAACACGGTGGCAAAGCATCTACGTCAGCTTCGGACGCTGGTTAACGAAGCGATAAATCAAGGATATATTCATGCAGACGCTTATCCATTCAGGAAATTCAAAATCAAGCAGGAAAAGGGAAGGCATGAGTTCTTGACTCCGGACGAACTGAAAAAGTTGGAGAACCTCGAGGTTAGCGATAGGAAGTTGCGACACGTGCTGGATGCGTTCCTATTCTGCTGCTATGTCGGTTTGCGTTTCTCTGACTTCTGCCAACTTATCCCCGCGAACTTCATTCGAGTAAACGGAAAGAAATGGCTTCACTTCAAGTCGGTTAAGACGGGCATAGAACTTAGATTGCCACTTCATCTTCTTTTCGAGGGGAAAGCATTGTCTATTATGGATAAGTACGATATAACTGAATTTGCGAACCTTGGAAGTAATTCTGAAACCAACAAGGTATTGGCTGTCATCACTGGCATGGCCAGAATCAAGAAGCACGTAACCTATCATACTGCCAGACATACCTGTGCTACTCTGTTGATCCATCAGGGAGTGCCGATTACGACAGTTCAGCGACTGCTAGGTCACACCTCAGTTAAGACTACAGAAGTCTATTCGGAGATTTTATCAAGCACAATCGTAAGAGACTTGAAGGCGGTCAAGAGAAGGAGGGCTGTAAATAACTTTTGAAATTATACATCAGCTCGGTAGAGTATGGGTAGACTTGATAGGCTCTACCTAAATTCTACTGACACGCTTTGTCAGTCGATTTGAAACCTTTTATTCTTTGTTCGTTTTTACATCATTTATCTTCGCTGGGAAAGGAAGGTAAATGAGTAGATTTGTGTGTGAAATAGTAATTGCGCCCATGAGCGTGTTCCTTTTTCTAGGGATGCGCTTATGGGCGTTTTTTGTTTAATTTAAAACCTTATTGTATGAAAAGTAAACTGATTCTATTGGTCATTGTAGTGGTCGTTATTATTGGGATACTGGCATATTACCAGTATGTTCCATTTTGGGTGAGTATCGTATCAACTGGAGCATTCATATTTGGCGTGTTTTTGGGATGGTTAGCAAAAGGGTGGTCTGATAAACATGTAAGCTAATGGAAAGGTATGTAGGATTCATCACACAAGATTTGCGGGCAGGCGTGGCAATTATATTCGCCTGCCTTGTACTTATAGTCTTTGCCTGTCTACTGGATATGTGGACCGGAATAGATGCTGCACGAGCCAGCAAAGAAAAGATATGTAGTCGACCTTTACGAAAGACAGGAACTAAGATTGTAGACTATTATAGGCTGGTTATGTTTTTCATTCTTATTGACATTTTAGGACTATGCTTCCCGTGGTACACGCTCCCTTATGGAGCTGTTATCGGTACAGCTGGAGTTCTGTTTGTAGAAGGTTTCTCTGTCGTGGAGAACCTCAGGAAGAAGAAAAGTCATGCTGCTGAAGTTGCTGATATGGCCGCCAAGATTGTAGAATGTCTCACGCCAGAAGAAGCACAGAAGATAATTAAGAAGATTAAGGAGGAGAAGAAATGAATAAGATAGATGCAATCGTAGTCCACTGCTCAGCTACACGTGCAGGGCAGGATATAGGTAAGAAGGAAATCACACAGATGCACCTTCAACGTGGGTTCACCACAATAGGGTACAATTTTGTTATTCGGTTAGATGGTACGGTCGAGGTTGGTAGAAGCCTGACTATAGACGGTGCTCACTGTAATTCTAAGGGATTTTCCGGAGTATCGTACAACAAACATTCGATAGGTATCTGCTATGTTGGTGGATTGGATGCTCACGGTAAGGCTGCTGATACCAGAACGCCAGAACAGAAGAAGGCTCTACGTGAATTAATTTCTAAACTGATTAAGCAGTACCCTGATATTAAGGAAGTGCTGGGACATCGTGATACCAGCCCAGATCTGGACGGTGACGGCATTGTGGAACCTTGCGAGTGGACGAAGATGTGTCCTTGTTTTGATGTTAAGGAGGAATATAAAGATTTACTTGCAGCATGAAATGTCTTCTCTACATATTGATTGCTGCACTGGCTTTCGGTTTAGGATGGTGCAGCCGTTCACCAACTAAATGCAATACCGGAAAGGCTGATACCGTTACATCTATTCATGTAGTTGCGAAGGTCGATGTCGATACTCAGTATATTCTGTTTCCGCAACCTTATCTTGCTTGGATTGATAGTTCAGACACAATCCATGCAAGCGACACTTGCTATCATTTGCGTGAGTATAAGGAATACCAGGATAGCAACTACTATGCAAAGGTAAGCGGTGTTCAGCCCAGACTTGATGAGCTCCGGGTTTATCCCAAAACAGTATATGAAACTCAATATATCTATCGGGATATTGTTGGTAAGCCCAAACGCTGGGGGCTTGGTTTGTCAGCCGGGTATGGTGTAGGAAAGAACGGACTCACTCCGGTATTAGCTGTAACTGTCAATTATAATCTATGGCAGTTCTGATATACAATATTTCTATAAAATTATATACAACTTTTCTCTGTCATTATATAATAGGAAGGAGGAGGAAATATGAAGTAGTTAAAATACACCTTCAGGTTCGATTTCGATACAAATATAGAGCATTTTTATTAATTTAGCAGTGTAGAATTCACTTTATGTAAAACAAACTAAAGCCCCGACTTTAATATCCGGAAGGGGCTTTGTCTTTTCAGATAAAATCCCCATCTTTGTAGTGCGTTACATATTTGGTTGAAAAGCAAAATAATTTTTGCTGGCAACGGCAGCGGGCATTATGTATTATTGTCCGCCGCTTTCCGTATATATACGGTTTCGCCCCGTGTAGAGTATTAATGTACCTACTGCTTTTCAACAAAGTGTAACGCAACGGGTAGCGGGACCGTTTTTCTTTCCTGCCATAAAATCTTTTCTATGCGTTACACTCTATCGAAAGAATTTATTGGTTACGGGCATTATCGTCTGACGGTTAAAGATGAATCGGGGAAGGAGAAGTCAGCCGTTACGGGTAATATAGATTTGGTAAGTAGGTTATCATCTGAATTGGAAGTTGAGAGGGAGAAAGCAACCGAGGAAGCGATAAATTATGTGTTGCAGGAATCATAAAATTTATTGTATATTTGTACGTAAGAATGTAGGTAGAATAATGAATTTGACTAATTGTTTTACGTATGTTTTACATTGATAGTTTGAGTTTAAAATAACTTGTTGAAAGATAGGATGATAATTTATATATAAGAAGATATTTTTAATTATTGCCTATCTTTGCATATAATTCTGCATATATCGCCTTGTTTTGAGATGAAGAAAACGACTCTTTTACATATCTATATTTGTTTTACGCTTATTGTCCTGCTACTGCCAGGCTGTTCTGTCAATAAATTTATTCCAGAAGGAGGATATTTATTGGATGACGTAAAAATAGAGTCGGATAATAAAGAGATAAAATCGTCTCAGATGAATCAGTACGTACGTCAGTCGCCTAATGCTAAATGGTTCAGTTTATTCAGATTCCCTTTATATATTTATAGTGCTTCGGGCATGGACTCTACAAAATGGATAAACCGTTTTTGGCGTAAACTGGGAGATGCGCCTGTAATATACAGTAAAGATGCGGCTCAAGAAACACAGCAGGAAATAGAAAAAGCTGTACGTAATATGGGATATATGGGAGCGGTTGTCGATTTGAAGGAAGAAGCGAAGGGCAAACGTATGAAGGTTTCCTATGATATTCACTCGGGATCACCGTATATCATAAATAATATAGCTTATGATATTGCAGATAGTAAGATACGTAGTTATTTGGAAGCAGATTCAGCACAGACATTATTGCACGAAGGAATGCGGTTCGATGTGAATGTACTTGATGAGGAAAGACAACGTATAACCCAATATTTGCAGAACTGGGGATATTATCGTTTTAATAAGGATTTTATCACATTTCAGGCAGATACGATGCTGAATACCCATAAAGTTGACCTTACAATGGAGCTGACCTCATTTCAAATTCGTAAGGAAGATATGCCGGAAGAACACCGTCAGTATCGGATACGGAATGTCAACTATATATTAGATGCGGATTTTGCTGTACCTTCTGCACAAGCACTCCAAAGTTTTGATTCTGTGCGTTCGGGAGATGTCAGTTTGTTTTATAAAGACAAGCTGTTTCTGCGTCCGAAAGTAATTTCTGATTATAACTTTCTGATACCTGGAAACTTGTATAGAAGCAGGAGTGTACAAAATACTTACTCTGCGCTGTCCCGTTTGTCTATCTTGAAGTATTCGAATATTCGTTTCAACGAAGTGATAGAAAATGATTCAGCATACCTGGATGCTTATATCACATTGTCAAGAAATAAAAATAAATCATTGTCTTTCGAGATAGAGGGAACAAACTCTGCTGGTGATTTGGGAGCAGCAGCGTCGGCTTCATATACGCATCGTAACCTGTTTAAAGGTTCTGAGACTTTTACAATTAAATTGAGGGGAGCATATGAAGCTGTGAGTGGACTGGAAGGATATACTAGCAGTAACTATATGGAATACGGTGTGGAGAGCAGTTTGAATTTTCCTGAATTTATGTTCCCGTTTCTGTCTTCCGACTTTAAAAAACGTATTAAAGCGACTTCAGAGGTCAGTATAAAATATAATTGGCAGATTCGTCCGGAATTTGAACGTACTTTAGCTTCTGCTGCCTGGAGTTATCGTTGGACACGGAGAGGAAAGGCTAATCATCGTTTTGACTTGCTGGATATAAATTATATTTATATGCCCTATACCTCACCTACATTCGACGACTATCTGGATCGTATGGATGAGGTTAATCCATTGCTGAGACATAGTTACGAAGATTTGTTCATTGTGCGCTTGGGATATACTTATACTTATAATAGTGCTGGAGGAAATACGATGACTACGGCAAACCGTAATTCGTATTCTGTACGCTTTAATATAGAAGAAGCTGGTAATTTGTTGTATGCCTTTTCGCGTTTGATAAATAAAAAGCCACGATACGGCGAAGCATATCAGCTGGCTAATATAGATTTTGCACAGTACGTGAGGGCTGACATAGATTATGCAAAAAACTTCGTTATCGATGAGCGCAATTCGCTGGTATTTCATGCCGGATTAGGAGTTGCGGTTCCTTATGGGAATTCTAAAAGTTTACCTTTCGAAAAGTTATATTTTTCCGGAGGTGCTAATAGTGTACGTGGCTGGCGGGTACGTTCTTTAGGACCAGGTTCTTATCGTGGGGATGGAAACACGATAGATTATGTCAACCATACGGGAGATATTAAGTTGGACCTGAATTTGGAGTACCGGACATTTTTATTCTGGAAGTTGAATGGAGCAGCGTTTATTGATGCCGGAAACGTTTGGAATATACGGAATCAGGGAATACAGTCGGAAGGAGTATTCAAGTTTTATCGTTTTTATAAGCAACTTGCCGTATCTTATGGACTGGGAATACGTTTCGATCTGGACTTCTTGATTTTACGTTTCGATGGAGGTATGAAGGCTGTCAATCCAATGTATACAGGTCGTGACCGTTACCCCATTATATCTCCTGACTTCAAACGCGATTTTGCATTTCATTTTGCTGTGGGATATCCGTTTTAATCATTATCATATGGAAGAAAGAAAAATTTATAAGAAAGAAGAACTGAAAGCCTTGAAAGATTGGTTTGCTAATCAAGATTTACCTCAAGGTTTACAAGTAGATAAAGCAACTAATATACCTAATCTGAAAGAAACAGTAGCACGTTTATTCGATCAGGCTGAAGCTTGTTTTGAAAATCCTAAAATGCAGGGATGCCTGATTCTACTGGAAAATATTAAGGCAAAACTTGAAAGCTGAAAAGGAGAGTACAAGTCTATCTAAGTTTAGTTCAATAAAGAGGAACTCTCAATTTGAACTTGACTGTTCTGTCTACAATAAAATAGCCCTGTCATTACTAGGAAGTTTACATCTTAGGTATAAAACATTCAGGATGTACTCCAATGAAAGATGACAGGGCTATTTTATTACACGTATGATTTATTGTATTTAAGAGCGGGTTAATTTATTCAGATTTTACTTCATCGTCATTTTCCGGTATTGGAATATATGCAGGCTTGGGCTGGGGAATACTGAAGTCGGCATCAGCAAAAAGTTCGGCCAGACCGGATATTTGTTTCAGTCGGAGCAATTCATCTCGATCCATTCCGATGTTTTTCATAATCCATTGATCCGACATTCCTGCTTTGTCCAGTTCGGCAACAATGTGTGACATGAGTTCGATGTTATGAGTTCCACGTGCACGATTATGGCGAATGGTAGATCCCATGCGGTTTGACAAATCTTTATCGATCACAACGACAGGAAGCAGGCCTTTTTCTCGTTCATAAATACGTTTGGAGGTTTTTAGTACCGTAAATCGGTGGAATCCATCAACTAAAATATATTTGTCTGCTTCTTTGTCATAATAACAAACGCACGGCATGGTAAATCCATCTTCCCAAATGGATATTTCCAGCAGTTTCATTTCTGGAGGAGCTACCACATTGGGATTATAATCATTTGCTACTACTTTTTCTACTGATACAGCTTTTACATTATAAACAGGACTTTTATATTCATTCTCGTTATCACTCATCGCCAAATATTTTTGTAGTTTTCCATAATCTTATTCTTTTTGCTGATCTCTTCCTTTGTAGGAGAGAAGCCCATGTATTTGCAGGCATGGTCATTGCGGAGAATGCAGATGCACATGCGTTTGTATGTGGGAATTTCTCTGAATTCAGGAATGTCTATATCTTCCTGGTATTCCATTTTTACAGGATGTTTATGTGTACGGTAGTTGCTTTTGTCTACTATTTCTATAGGAACTTTAGCATCTATCAGTTTTTGTATGACATCGTCACTCAGGCATCCTCCCTTTGTTCGCCAGAATTTAATGCTGACGTTCAAACGCCGGAGATAGCCGTTGCGTGTCTTTTCAGGAAGTGTGGATAGTAAAAAGTACATAAATGATTTCCATGTATATCCCTCTGGCAGTTTTATTTTTTGCCTTGCCGTGGCATGTGTGCTTCCATAAATAGCCGAAAAGTTTACTCCATTTACGCGTCCTATCATTTTTCCCCATGTATCGGGATCAATGGCTCTGTAAAGAGCAAGACTTTCGATAGCCTCACTGATAAACGGGCTGGCTACCCGTTGCCGTTCTAAGCTGACTCCTGCCTTGTAATAGAGGTCGTACAAAGGGTTATAGTCCCATCTGAATTTACCGTTTGCCGTCCATACATCTGTCGTTTTCCAATCGTATATAGGATAGGCATTGTAAATATCATTTCCTATTTTTGAGGTCCAGATATACTTATGATACAGAATGTTCTTGGGAACTTGGAATATACATCGCCAGCGACTGAAACTTTCCTGTGTCCGTATGCCCACCAGGCAGCAAGTACGTGTAGCTTTTTTCTTTTTATGCAGCCATTGTGCGAAGTAAAGCTGAAAATCGTAGTCCCATGTGTCTGGTTTCAACTCGGGGAAATCTTTTATTGTCATAGCACCTTCAGGCATCTGGCGAACCCAGAGATCTTTCTTTTCTTCATCCCACGGACGCCAGAAAGACTGATACATTGATGTTGAGGTTGCGACACGAAACGGAAGGCAGATGCGATATACGTCAAGTAAATCCTTATTCTTTTCTAGAATGCTGTCTACAAAATCGATAGTCATTTTGTATTGGACCTCATAATCCATATGGAATACACCTATTTTCCGCTTAAGGTTATTGCGACGGATATAATCAATACATAAGTTCAGCAATACTCCACTGTCTTTGCCTCCAGAAAAAGACACATAGACATTATCAAATTCGTTGAATATTACTCGTAGACGCTCCTGGGTTAATTCGTAGACATTTTTTTGTTCCTGAACTGTCGCTTCCATTATGCCTTTTGCATTTTTATGTATAGTTTCCAACTCTTTGTTATTTCAAGTCCTTTCTGTACGAACAAGTCCTGATGAGGAGTTTGCACCACAGCCGATAAAGGCTGTGTGCTCTCTTCCTCGTCTGTAAGGACTGTATTTAGCAGCGTATCCAGAATATAGTCGTGGGTTTCTGCTTCAGCGTAGTAGTTATTGATGATATGTTCGTTTTTACGCATTTCTAATGGAATAAATCCCATTACTTTTTGCTTCTCTATTGCAATATACCATACATAGTGTTCTCCGGTTTTAAACGGATATCCGTTGTTGTATTGCAGGACTTTCGGATTCATAACCAAAGGGCCTACCAGCCGGTATAGTTGTCTGTCGGTTCCTTGTAGTTTCAGTATCTGCATCATAAATTGCTTTTTCTTTTTCGTACCTAGCAAAGGTATTTAAAAAAGAGAACAT